ATTAATCAGCCATTCGGCAATAACAAGACTAATCATTACTTACCTTTCTGTATAGGCTTCGTGCAATATTCGCACGTCCGCCGATGCTTCAAGTACTCGTTCCATTTTACTTTATGTACGAGATATAAATCGTACAGTTGCCATGCGGCATCACACAGACGAAAGTTTATCATCGTTTACTTTCTGTTCAACCGTCACGCTCCCCGCGATTGTAACGCTATCAGTCGACACAAGCGGCGTCAACTTCGCCTCTTTGTACTTGCCGACGCGATAAGCGCGGTCCAACAGATCCAACGCCTTATAGATGAGGCTCCTAGCCTGTATGTATAACTCGCGCTGTAAGTCTGTGTATGTATTATCCATCGTCACGCTTCCTTGTCTAGCATGTTCCACAATAGATATAAATGCCGTCGCATCTGTATCACGTCGCGCATAAACCGCCTGCCGAGTATTGCCATCGTTACCCAACGCCACCAGCGCGGCGCAGCTTCGATGCCGGTTACGACAGCGTAAGCAGAGAGTGTCAACTCACGAATAGGGGAGGCGGGGCGGTCTATCATTTCGCTCCGCTCTGTTGTATCTCTGCCAGCAGTAGCAACGCGGCGAGGATCGCAAACAGTATCCAGTACAGCGCCGCGCTGTCCATGCTCATCAGGTGGAAGCCGTACGAGTAGACAGTAGCGACGGCGATAAAGAGCGAGAGGAGAAAACGGAGGTATTTCATTCGTCAATCAAATCCTTTAGTGGCGTGACTGTCCGCAGTTCGCCGTACACGTCGTCTTGCGTTATCTTGCTCAACTGCGAGAAATCAAACTTACCATCCTGGTACGCTTGCCATGCGCCTTTGCCGAGTATGCTTTGCTGTGTCGCCTCATCCTGCTTATTGAACCATTCCTCGCCTGCGCCTTCGTCAATCATTGCATTACCCAAGACGACAGGGATAGCGGTACAACGTCCGTTATGATGGTCATCGAGCGATTCATCCAACGGGTGAATAGTTCCGTGCATTGCCAAGCAACTCGGACAAGCGCCGTCCACCTCCGCGAACCATTGCCACGAATCGACTACATCGCCGTTAGCCTGATAATTCGCCCGCGTTGCTTCCTGCTCAGCCTTGATCTGTGCGGTCCTCGCCATCCGCACCGCATCCGCAAACGGGTTTGCCATCGCCACCTGGAACTGATTGGCAACGTCTTTCAGGTAGGGCTCAATCTTGCCCGCCGTCTTATATGGGTTATATCCTTTGGCTATCGCCTCCACCAGATTGTCACGGACAATCGGCGCGTGATATTTTGCCAGCAGGTCGATACGCTTATACAGCGGACTATCGGGGGCGAGGAAGGCAATCATCGTATTGATCGTCGCAACAGGTAGCTGGTTGAAATCGACAGATATAATCGCCTTACGCCCAAGCGTTGCCAGCTTCATCAGTTCTGTCGCCTGCGTTGTGCCTGCGGTGAGCGCGGCGTCGCCGGATAGCTCAACCGTCGTTTTCAAGAATCCCTGATAACGGTTTAGTTCATCCTCTACCTGAGTGAATAAATCCGACAGGCGGTTTGTCAGGTAGACGCGCGATACCGTATCTTTGCTGTCCCAAATGCGGCGGGCTTCAAGTTCCAAATCAGACGACAGTCGTTTGTATAACTTCTGATACGCCGCCGACAGCCGGCGCAGAGTTTCGCCGTCGCGCTTTTCGGCGTCGCGGCGAAACTTGGCAAGCAGAGTTAGAAGCTCGGAGTGAGTAGGGGAGGGCATTTATTTATTTTTCTTCTCAAATGAAAAGTGAATACTATCTACGCCGTAATGTATAACCAAATCAACTTCACTTGCTTTCAGTCCTGTTTCTTTCAGAAACGCAGCCGCCATAAATTCAAGATAAATTGACGAACGTTGCGATACATCTTTCATCATTGAAGTTATTGGAAGCATATTGTGTTGATGCTTCAATTCAGAAAGCAAGTCGCCTTTGTCTGCAAAATCTGATATATCTTTTTCTTCGTTAAACATTAGCCCTCAATCCTTTCTGTTATGGCGTCGTTGCGCCTGTAAAGAACCGCGCCAACGCTTGATTCTGCGCGTTGCTGTTCGCGGCTTGTTCACTCGCTATCTTATCTTCCTCGCCTGTTGTCGTAATGACGCCGTTCTCATCAACCGTAGATTTCCACTGATACCCACGTTTCGCCGCGGCGGTTTCCTTCGAGACAATGCCGGCGTTCAAATCGTCAAGGATGAGTTTTGCGTCCTCTGATTCATCTTGCGGTAAGTCTGGACCCCATTCCACCGTCGTGTCGGTGTTCGGAAACTCTGCCAGCGCCAGCAGGCGGCGATTCAGTTCCGCCAATGCGTCACCATACAACAGTCGCCGCGTGGAGTTCTTCGAGAGTGCATCGCCGTACAGCACGCGCAAGCCAAAATTCGTCAGCGCGCCAATCTTGTCCTGCACGCTGTTTATATCCACATTGCGCGTCAGGTTAAATATTTCCTGTTTCAAATCATTCTTGTAGTTGCGGCTCGATGACAGGTCGGACTGCATTTCGAGGTTAGACAGTTTGCCGTTTTCGCTTGATATTTTTATCAACTCGTCTGCGCCCCAGGAAACTTTCTCAAGCGGTGTAGTCGGCAATCCGCTTCCCCACGTTTTCGGGTGGGCATGGTAGCGGATAATCTTGGAGATGTTCGAGTCGATGAAGTTATGACGGTCCTGAATATCCAGCACGTCGGCAATGCCCGACACGCCGTACACACTATGCACGCTCGGTAGGTTCTGCCAGTGCAGGATAGGCGGAAATGGATAGAGCCACTCGACGCGGCTTATCAGTCGCCATGAGGCAGAGTTGCCGTCGTTCTCGAAGCGCTCGATAATCCATGTGCCGCCGAGTTCCGTATCCTGTACGCCTGCTTTGTCAATTACCTTACCTTCCTCTGCGCGTCTAACCACTTCCATGACGGTACGGTTCTCCGCCGGGATCTTCATCTGGAATACATACTTTTCAACGTATTCAATATCCATCGGGTCAGTTTCGATTGCCATCAGCTTCGGGTCAAGCAGGACGATGCGCGGCAGCATGACGTTTTGATATTCGATGGTTTCGGGCACGATCTTGTAATACGCCGTCCCGAATATCTCGCCGTCGTTGCCAGTGCGGTGCAGGAGGATTTCTTTCTTGTTGACATTCCACACCGCGTCCAGATATTGCTGCTCGGCGCTTTCCGGTCCTGCCGCCGCATGGAACTTGACGCCGCCGCCGAATAGCAGGGACGTTGCGCGCTCGATTGCCAAGCCGATAAAGTTGGTTACAAGGTTATCGTCCATCTGCCCGCGCTTGACCGTTAGCGGCTGTTTCTGGGCGCCTTCGTAGTACTTCTGTGACTTCGAGAGCTGCGCCACATACGCCGGGTCGATATAGGAGGCGATGGATTGCCCCAGGCGGTCATAGATACTGTCGATAAAGTTTCTAAACATAGTTACCTCGATTTGCCCTCAAGGTTTTGTCAGTCATAAAACGGATTCTTTTCTGTTGTAACGCCTTCGCCGTTCTCGATGCCCGCGGCGACATAACGCAAGCCGTCCAGCCGATGATAATCATTCTTGTTCTTTATCTTCTCCGTCGGCTGCCCGCTTGCGTCCAACTCGCGGCTGTACGTGCCAAACTCGTCAATAATGCCCGTGCATGTATCGAAAACCAGCAGCCGCTTTTCTCTGAGTAAAGCGATCACGCGCGAGATACCAGCCTCCACATCCCATATCGGCGGCTGCTGGATGGTCAAGCCTGCCTCGGTAAAGTCGCGGCGCTGCTGTACTTCGCTCTTTGCGCCACCCCAGGCAAGCAGGTTGCGTTCGTTGTATTGCTTCGTGTCCTCGACATGCTCAATGGTTGTTTTGCTGCCTTGCAACGATTCACGATAAAGATAATAAATACCGCTTTCGGGATCTTGTGCAAGATATACCTTTGCCGTATGTACCGCACCGAAGTCCACACCGAGATAACGAGGAAAGTTTGCCGGGACTGGAAAGGCTGGGATAATATGGTTCTGCGTAAAGTCCTCGTAAATCATCCCGGCGGGTCGAGAGAAGTTGCCGTTATAGAACATTTCAAACTTCCAGGCTGGTAATGTCCGTCTTGCTCGTTCGTACTCCTCAACAGGGAACGACGGATTCATTGTGCTTTTGAATTGCACTACCTGTATGTCAGGATCGCCGCCGCGCCACTTGTCAAAGATTTGCGTCTTTAGCCAGCCGAGGTTATACGGCGTAGTGCCAGCCAGCACGCGCCCGCGAGATAAAGACAAACGGCGAAGTATGGCTTCCCATGCGTTGACCTTTACTCCATCCTGCCCGCACTCATCAAACAGCGCTGCCTTTGCTGATGCCGATTCCAGCCCGCCCTCAGCATCGGCGCTACGCATGATGATACGGGTGAACATGCGCGGTTTGTATTCACGCACCAGCGCACGGTCCGAGGCGCTCCATTGCCAGCCGAATAAATCCACAAAATACCGCTGCATTTCGGGGAGAAACTTTAGCTTCATCAAATCGTAGGTTGCCGTTACTGCCAAGTAATCACCCTCGCCGCGCTCTTTGATTTCACGGTCCAAGAGGACGGGCATAAAGGAAGTTTTGCCGCTTTGTGTGCCAGCGATGATAAAGACGAAACGGCGCTTACTCTCCCATGCCCGCGTTTGTCCGGGGTGGAGGTTGATCGTGAGTTTGCCGTTTTGTACGTGGAGTAATTCACTCACTTGCTTCCTTATCTTCTTTCTCGTAAGACTTCACAATCTCGATGATCTGCGGCTGTTGTAGTTTTTCGCCGCCGCTGGTATGGTCAACATGTTCCGTCACCTTGCCCGCTATCCGTTCGGCTACTTCGTTTGGGCGCTTCTTGATCCATGTCCGCACCATCAGCCGCAGGGCGTCTACTGTTTCCGGCGTGTCCAGCGGCGTCATGTTTTCCGTGTTGAATTCACGTGACAGTTCTTCCCATATCACGGCACGCAAAATCTGCTCGCCTTCGCGCTGTTCGGGCGACTTCTTGCCGCGTCCGTTCAGCCAGCGGCGAGGGTCGTAACCAGGCTTGAAACTTGTCTGGTTGGCTTTTTTGCCAGATTTTGCTGGGAGTTCGTCGGTCATTCGAGCCTTTTTATCTCCAAATCA